GCAGACACTGGATATAACTCTCTTATATAATTTACATCCTTATTAACTAAGTATTCATATGAACTACTGTTTATTATTGCCAAAGAATAAGTTCTTAAAAAATCACTAGGTGTAGCTAAATATTGATTATTAGCAGTTATTGATCCTGTTACATTCTTTCTAAATACTGGTAGCTCTACACTTCTTAGTATTTTTTCTTCTGTGCTTTTAATAAATTGTGGAATGTTATTATTAAAAGTAGTTTCAGTATTTTCTGTATAATCTTTAATTGCTTGAGTTAGAGTTGTATATGTCCATGCCATTAGCTTGTACTCACTGTTACATTACCGATCTCGCCTTCTATATCAAGACCTACAGTTCTACTTCCTAATGCACTGTTACCACCGCCTACTGGATCAAAAGCAAAAAATCTTCTGCTTTCACCCTCTGCTGTATCTGGTCTTGTGTTTCTTAAAGCTTGAGGATCTAAAGTTCTTATTCTACCTAACTGCAATTGTGGATGATCTTGATCAATCATATCTTTACCAATCATTTTGCCTGTAGGTCTATTATTTTCTATTTGATTTACTAAATCCTTCATTGGATATCTAAATCCAGTTCTATCGCAAAAACCAAAAGCAAACTTACCTTTAGCATAACTAGCCATTACGAATAACCTCCGGGAACCATAAACAATGATGCTCTTTCTCTATCTGACTCTGATGCTAAAGTCCATTGCTCTTCATAAATTTGTTTTAACAAAGGTGCTCTTTCGGTTGCTTCAGGTTTTTTTAGACTAATATAATAAGCTAATCCAGCAGTTAAACATGGCAAAAATCTTACAGGTACATCAGTGTTATTTGATCCTACTGATCCTGTATCTTCTATTCTTTGCATATAATAGTAAACCAATGTGTATGTTTGAGCATTATCAGGGACGGGCCATAAATTTATTGATATAGCACTAGGATCTCTTTCCACCCAATATTGTAAAGGTTTACTAGATTCTAACTTATTACTTAAATGAGAAAACTGGCTAATAGATATTCTAGTCAACATTTGATCTGTTTGCTTAGAGGTATTACCTGCATCAACTCTTACAAAAGCCTCTATAATATCTAGCTCATCGCCAGATAAAGTATATCTAGAAGTACCTGATGTAAGTGCTTGAGTACCTTCTTGTATTGTCCAAAGATTAAGACCACGATTTTGCCACTCTAAAAACATCAAGTCTAAACTTCTTCTTGCTGTTCTATAGTCGTAACCTGACCTAGCCTCTAAACCTGCTCGTTCAAATGCTTCTTCAACAATGTCACTCAAGTCTAAGTTGAAGTTATATGTTCCACTTGTAGCCATTATTTACTTCTTAGTAGCTTTTTTCTTAGAAACTTTCTTAGCTACTTTTTTAGGTTGCAATGCTTTCAAAGCAGAATCTGCTTCTTTTTTGTTGTAAGGTCCTACATCTACAACTTCATCATCTGCATTTGCAATCTGATATATCGTATCGCCTGTAAGTAAACTAACTCCATTTTCTATAACTTTATATTTATTAGCCATAGTTGCTCCAGTTATTTCATTTTAGCCATTTTTTGCATGTCCATCTTATCTTTATCAAGCATACCACCCATAGCAAATTTTTTCATAACTCTATCTTGCTCAGGAATAACACCGCCACCTTTATATTCGATGACACCACCATTCTTGTATTTCATAAGACCGCCATTCTTCTTACCCATCATGTCCATTTTCTTCTTTGCTTTTTGAAACTCACTCATACCTTTTTTATCGTATGAGAATTCTTTTCCCATTAAATTTGGCATTTTAGCCTCCTACTATTTTAAATATTGGTTTATTTTGTTTTTCTTGATCTTTTACAAATTCAGAACTCATAGAATTGCCTAACTCTATAATTTCTTTTGGATCTAAACTCATAAAAACATCAACACTCATTTTGTTTGAAATAGATACAGATTCTCCAATAACTTCAAATACAATATTATTATTTTTATCATCATAAGATAAAGAAATTGGAGAACCTTTTTTTGGATCAGTTAGTAAAAATAAACAACCTACTATTTTAGTTTCTATTCTTTTTATTAACTCTTTTGAATCAAGATTCATACTAGGCATGAAATATTGTAAGAGTTAAAAATGTAGAAACAGTATATTGAATATATATACCACTATCGAATAATACACCATCAGAAGGCACTGTAATGTTTCTAGTAGCTGTAGCTGAAGCAACTGAGCTTATCTTCATAATACTTGAGCCAGTAGGGGATGTATTAAGTAAATCTACTGTCCCTGCTGTCGCTGTACTCGTGTAATAAGCACCTCTAAGTCTAGATCTTCCTGCAAAAACAACATCTGCAGCAGAGGCATTTATGCCAGCAGATACATTACCTGCTGGATTACCTACTGCTGTAACGCTTGTTATTGTTAGAAAATATTTACTTCCAGTTGCTGTGCCAGCATTAGCACCAGTGATTGTTTCTGTTTGAGCATCTCCATTTACATCAGTTCCAACTACTGTAAAAGAAATACCAGAATCATCACCAGCAGATAGAATAGTTACAATTCTACCATGACTAAGAGTAACAGAACCGCCATCAGCTAATGCACCACCTATAGTAAGTGCTGCATTATTACTGACTGAAGCTGCTGTGCTAATACCATCAGCATCTAGAGCTACAGTGTCTGCTGTAATGGTTGTAGCTTTTATATCTGAGCTAGTTCCCATAATTTACTCCTATTACGCTATTTGAACGTATTCTATTATAAATGTAAATGAACCAGCAGTTGTAGCATCTACTGTATTAGTAATGTTGCAGTAAATAGTTCTTTCAGCAGAAGTATACTGTACTGAAGCTGGTGCTGTAGTACCGCTTTGAGTTTGTGCAACTAAAGTTGTAGTAGTTACATTATGCTCAACAACAGTTGTACCGCCATCTAGTATTTCATCAGTTACCGCTGCAACTATTTGTGCACCAGAACTACTTGTTCCTACTTCGTAACCAATATCACCTGTCCCTATTACTGGAGCAGTATCACAAAATATTTTAATATCCGTAATAATTGTATTAGCAGGTTGTGTGAACTCACCTATAGCTGGACTATCTCCTGCTGTAGTATTTACTGTTACACCAGTTGCAAAACCAACATGTTTTACATATTTATTTGTAACAATACCAGTTGAAGCAATATCTACTACATCAGTTATAGCTCCTGTACTGGAATTTTCTGAAATGACCTTAAAGCCATTTTTTGACCGAACTGGTCCGTTAAAAGTTGTGTTAGCCATTTTGTTCTCCTGTCTTGGCAAGTGTCTACTACATCATATAGTAGTCAGGATTAATAAAAAAGGGGGAATTTCTTCCCCCTCATGAGTCAGCTTATGACGATCCGGGAGAACCGAATAAACCGAGTGGATCTGATACTCCGAACGAGTAACGCTCACGAGCTTTATATCTCACGTTACCAGTATCGAAATCTCCATCCATACTTGTATCTAATGGTGTACGCTCAAAGTGCTTTAGACCATTAGGAATGTCAGTAGTTAAGAACCACGCATTAGTATCTGTTAGATAGTGGTTTACTGAGTATCCCTCAGGAATAGTACCATTTGAACGAATCGCATTAAGATCATTGTCAGCAGTGCCAACACGACCTTCTGTCTCTAGGACACGAGTCGCAACAAACATTAGATTAGGTGGAACAATAAGTCTGCGAGGTCTAGCTGCAATTAGTAGTCCTCTCTCATCAGTCCATCCTGCTATTTGAATAACAGCTGCTTCTAGTGAAGTCTCATTGAGATCTGAACCAGTAGCAGGTCTATTACCATTTTTACCACCGCTTACAAGTGGATGTCCATCACCACCAGTTACTCCATCACCAGAAGTTGTGAACAAGTTCACACCATCACCAGTTTGGAAACTGTTAGAAAATCCATTGTTAAGTGGTGCAGCGGCTTTGACCTGTTTGGTGTAAGCCATTGCACGAGCTAGAGCTTTGGTGTATCGCGCTGACAAAGAGTCATATAGATTATCTTCCATAGCCTCTTCTGTAATTGCGAATCCCATTGCAATAGTTTCGTGGTTGTATCTTGCTGTAAAAGCTTCTTGCGCTGAATCATAACTGATTGCATTGCCTTCATCTTTAACAGGAGCTGCAGCAAATCCACTGAGCTTTACTTCTTCCTCGAATGAACGATCAGAAGCTTCAGTTTCATAGATGGCTGTGTGCTCATCTTCGTATTTTTCATACTCCAAACCAAACAAGGCATTAAGCCCCGGCAGGAGTTCTTTAAGCATTTGCGCTCTTGAAATAGCCATAGTTTAAATCCTCCTATACGCCAGTGGTATTGACGAGTTGATGACCAACATTGACTTTATATATAGCGTCTGTAAAAGCATCACCTATAGATGAAGTCGGTCCGTCAACGAAATCGACAATTCTAAGTGGCAAAGTATTAGTGGTTGCGACTGTAGAAGCATCGCAAGCATTTTTACTTTTGCCGATTGAAGTAGATCCAGCAGTTTGCACAACTGCAAAGTTAGCACCAAGTGCTGTCTGTGCGATTGTAGCATCACCTTGCATCATAAATGTTGCATTTGGATCGGTTAAGACATAAGCAACCGCATCTGAAGCCACTGTACTAGCGGGCCAGTATTGATTGAATGTCATTTGATTTGTATTAGGATCAGTGTACTTGCATCCTAAAAATATACCTATGCATGTTAGAGAGGTAGTACCTGCATCTTTTTCGACTGTACCTGCTGACACCATTTTCACAAAATCGCCATGAAAAATAGATGTAGCATAGCCTGATGCAACTTTAATCTGCGTTGTTTTTCCAGTAAAAGAACCACTAGCAGAAAGAGTACCAACTGGTCTAGCACCATAAGGGGCTGCTGTTGTAGCCATGTTATCTTCCTCTAATAATAATTTAAGTTCTTACGAACCGCCACGACCAAAAGTAGTCCGAGATTTACGATCAGGGCGCAATACAGGCATCCGTGGATCATTTTCTCTCATATACTGATGATCAACACTCTCCATTTGTTGTTGCGCTTTATCCTCATAATGAGATTGTCTTTGAGCTGCAACTTCTTCTGGAGCTTTACATAACAACAATCCACCTACTTCGACACATCCGGGAAACCTAGATTCATGATCAGAAATCACACTAAGCTCAGGATGATCCTCTGCTTTCACTGCTTGCCAGCCTTCTCTAAATCTCATAGAAACATTAGTATTGTCAGCTTTGCCGACCATACTTGTTCTAATCCATCTAAATGCCCAACCTTGTTGTGGAGTTGGATCTGGTAACAGTGGAGGAGGTGTCCAAGTTTCAGTTCTTGTTGTTTCGTTTCTTGTTTCCAAGTCACGAGATTTGCGCTCTTCTTTTTGGTTTTGTTTAATATCAGCCACGTTTTTTCTCCTTAGCAATTTGTTTGGCATAGTCTAAAGGGGTTATTCCCAATCTTTTAGCGAGTTTTAATTGAGTCTGTGTAAGCTGTATTTTGCGCGGATTTTTGCCATCTCTTTGTGCTGAGGCTACTACCGTGTTAGTTCTTTTTCTAGGTTGCGCAGTACTTTCTGTGTTTTGTGCACCGAAAACTTGCGGAAAAGTTTGGTTTAATTCAGAGTTAATTGTTTCAAAATAAACATTATCTGCTGAAGTTATACCTTTATTTTTTAAATCTTCATGAATACCAAGAGTAAATCCAGTAATCTTTTCATAACCGGGACTACCGAACCATACATTTTTTGCCATCCAATCTTTAGTTTTTTGATCAACATTAGGTGTTTGCTCATCAAAAGACTGTGCTGGCTCAACTTTTTGTGGTTGAGGTTGATAATTATTTAAATATGTTTTGTCAGTCTGCGCTCTAGTTAATTGCTCTTGTGCTTTTACTAATGCTTCAGAATCGCCTTCATCATAAGCTTTTTTGTAAGCTTGTTTGGCTGCTTCTATTTCAGCATCAGCTTTAGTAGACACACTTTTAATTAAAGCTTCTTCACTGCGATTAACAATATCTGATAACTTAGCGTTCTCTTCTTGAATCTTTTTAGCATATTGAACAGCTTCATCACGAATTCTTTCGTTTTCTTCTTTAGCTCTTCTTTGCTCATGATATTCGTATTTCAAACGATTAATACGTTTTTTAACACGATCATCTACACCATCAATTTCTTCATTGATGTCAAAGTTATCATCATCAGTAGCTTGTCTAGGAGGTCTTTGATCTTCTTCTGGTCGATCATCGACTATTTCTAAATCAATATCGCTATCGACTTTCATTACATCTGCTTCATCAGGCAGAATTTGTGCTTCTTGATTATCCACGAGTAATTCCTCTCGGATCATCTACCACAGCTTCAACAGTATCGTCATTGATAAGTCTAAACTCTTTTCCATGAATCTTAAATCTAGTGCCACTGTAAGCTCTCATGATTATAAAATCACCTTCCTTACACCAAGCACCATCAGGGAATCTTTGTTTATCTTTATAGCAGTCAGGACCCATATCTATAACAAAACCAACAATAGAAGCTACATGTTCATTTTCTAATGTTTGTGATGCCTTTAATATTCCACCATCTGTTTTTTCTTCAACATCAGGTAATCCTATTAAAATTCTGTAACCAGTAGGAACTGGTAACTGTAGTCCTTTCTTGCTTTTTATATCAGTAGCTTCTGCTAATGCCATCTTCGATGTCCTCATTGCACCACTTAAAAGGAGAAGTGGAGAACTCCTTGCACCCTTCGGGCGAAACCTAATCTTCTATCAAAACTTGATCCATTATTTCTTGTATATCTCGTTTTGCTAGTTTTATTCCTTCGAGTTTACCTCTATTCAAATTATATTCTTCAAAATTTTTTACTGATCCTGATAAAATACTTTCTTGTAATAAAGTTTCTGTCTCGTTTAAACGAGAGATTAGCAAATCAGCAAATCTTGTGTCAACCATTATTATCGCCTTTTAATAATTGATCTGCAATTCTACTTCCAATCTCTGCGCCTTTAGTTTCTTGATCTGCTGAAATTTTCTGTTCTTTTACATTTAGATCAGCTTGTCTTTCAGCAATTTTAGCTCCAATCTTAGCACCTTCTATTCTTTCATTAGTTTCGATTTTGAGTTTTTCAATTTCATTTCTCATTTCTTCTTTTCTAGCATCAAGCAATAATTTAGCTTGATCTGTTTGTGCTTTAGTTTGTGCTTTTTGTTTTTCTATTTCTATTTCTTCTCTTTGCATTTGAACTACAGGATCTTGCATAGCTTGTTCATTCATTTGTTGTTGCTGTTCTTGTTGTTGCTTACCAAGTA